AGGCATTGTTCAAAATCACTGAATTGGATGCCGAGAAGCAGTTTATCGCGCTCAACTATCAAAAAGCCGTTTTACCGGGCTGATAACGTTATTCCGTTTAAAAAAAAGATAGTGTATTAAACAGTCAATAAACTTTACATTTCTTAAAGTTGCAACAATACACACCCTGATTTGTTCAGGGTGTTTTATTTGATATTAAATGGTTTTACGTTTTATTTTTTTATTTATTTTTCAGTAAATTAAAAATCGCCGGCGAAAGCCTGGTTTAATTTTTCATTTATATCTTTCCAGCTCAAAATCTTTCCCTGTCTTTATCAGGTTGTAGGCGATGACGGCCAGTTTCCGCATCAAGGCGACTATGATTTGCTTCGGCCTTTTTCCGTTGGCTTGCAGTCGGCTCACAAACGGGGCAAAGGTTCTGCTGCGGTAGGCGTACATGGCAGGCATATACAGGGCGGTTCGTAGTCGGCTGCTGCCGACTTTTGATATACGCTCTCGGCCTTTGACGCTCGTGCCTGATTTGAATTGTTTTGGGTCTAGTCCGAGATAAGCAGTAAATTGCCGCTGGTTTTCAAATCGGTCTTGTTCGGCCAATACGGTTAGCAGTGTGTCGGCGGCGTTATCGCCTACGCCTGTGATGGTCTTAAGGCGGTTTCTGTTTGCTTTGTAATCGGGGTGGTCTTGGTGGAATTGGCTGATTTTTTCCTGAACGGCCTTAATCTGATTTTGCAGGTGTCTGATGGTGTCTTCGATGAGTGGGGCGAGGTAGTCTGGCGCGGTGTGTAATTTTGTTTGTTCGGCGGCTTTTTGGGCTTTCAGCCGTTGCCGATATTGGTTAAGTTCTTTGAGTTTGGTTTGTGCTTCACTTTGCTTTTGCCACGCTCGCGGCTTCAAATCACGGCAGTATTGGGCGATTAGCCTCGCGTCCAGTCGATCGGTTTTTGACCGTTGCAGCTTGGCGTTGCCGTAGCCTTTTATCTTGCGTGGGTTCTCCACGCTCATAACGTAGCTTTCGGCCAAGTAGTCAGCGACAGCTTCGTAATATTTACCTGTTGCTTCGCAGCAGCAATGTAAGGCACTGGTTGCTCCGCTCTTTTTCAGCCATGCTTTGAGTTGCTCAAATCCTGCTCTGTTGTTTTTAAACTGCCGTTCAAAAAAAATGCCGTCTGAAATCAGACAGCAATCTAACGTGTTCTTTGAAACGTCTATCCCTAGGTTCATGATTTTTTGCCTTATGAATACGGGCTATTATTGCCCTAGATAGTGTACAAACTTGGGTAGGGAATCGCCCGCGCTTCAGTCTTTTTTACGGCCTTTGCGGCCTTGCCGTACTTGGGAAGTCGCGGGCGGCGGTTTGGGTCATGAGGCCAAACCCCTTATTGTTCTATTTTTAAAACAATAGGGGGTTGGGTCTGAACGTGTTGGACGCTGTCCAAACCTGCTCTCCGAGGGCGTTCGCCACGTGGCAGGGGTTGGCGCAAAAAACCGCACCAACCCTTCTTTAAAGCGTTTTGGGGTGGGTTAGCGTCAAGGGGTATCCAAAAAGATTTATAAAGACGATAAAGCTGTCTTTACAAATCTTTCTGGACGTCCTCCCCCTGACTTGTGTTAGGGTGGTCTATTTGGCTACGTTATATCCATAATAAATAATTACTGCTGCTCCTATTAACGACATTATGCACATCGGCAGAACGAAATATTTAAAAAATCCTCGCCAGCCTTTACGCTCATAGGTCGTTGCCGCCCATATCCCTAAAAAAAACGCCAATCCCGCATTCATCAATTTACCTTTCCACCCACATTCGTCAGGGCTTTATCATTGTATCCGTCATACATCAGATTTTGCTGGGATGCCCCGCCCATTGTCAAGACCTGCGGAGCGTCTGGAGTGTATGCGGTCTCAGTCGGTTTTAAAGCTTCTGCCGTCTTCGTTTTGTAGGGATTAAATGGTAAACCGTCTTTGACGTAGTTCAGGCAGGTTTGTTTGCCGATGTCTTTAATCTTCGTGCCTTGGTCGGTGTAACAAGTGCAGCGGTTCTCTACTTTGATACAGGCGGCAGGCCAAGGCATGACTTTTACGGCTTTGTTCATGCCGTCGTATATCGGTGCGGTTTCGGGGCGTTCGGCGATACGGGGCTGATAGTCTTCTTCTGTCAGATGGGGCTTTGGCGGTTCTGACGGCGTTTGCACCTTTGCGGCTGCGTACTGCCCCGAAGCGCCGTCGTCCGCCGCGGGAGCGGCTGCCGCCTGCGCTTCGGGGCTTGCCGCTTGCGCGGCAACGTGTGCTTGTGCCGTCTGTCCCGCTGTTTCTATTGGTTTTTCCATATTTTTCCAAAAGGAAGCGAAATAATACAAACCTCCGCCAAGCATGGCTATTGCGATGGGTATCAGGTACAGAACCTTGCTACGCTTGGTTTTGATTTTGGTGTGTTCTTCGGCTGACTTGTACAAGCCGTACACGCTCTTGTCGAGCTTATAAACGCTGACGAGGGCTTCTTTAATGTTCGCCCTGCTTTCGGGTTCTTTTGCGCCCCCTGTCGTCCATTCGAGCTTGCGGCGCAATCCTAGATTTGTTTTGCCGAAATGGGTGTGGTGTTCAATCAGAGAGCGGAGGTGTACGTCTATCAGGCGCGGATGCTGTGTAATAAGCAGGAAATCTAAACCCCTGTGTCTGTGTGTTTCTAATTCTGCAACATAATCGGGAACGGCGGAACTGCTGGAACGAGGGCGAAATATACGCTGACATTCGTCAACGACGATGATTGCGCCGTCGGGTGCCCATTTGGGCCATGTCTTTATGCTTTCGCCTTCGGGTATTTCTTCGTGAGGTATTTTTAAATCAGGTATGCCGTCAATGAACAGGGGACGGTTTTTAAAATCTTTGCGTTTTGCGAGCATGGAAACGACGTTCAAAGTTTTGCCCGAACCCGGTACGCCTGTGAACAGATATAACATGTTATCTTCCTATTTCGACTGAATGATGGTAGACAGTTTTTTAAAGCCTTTTAGGGATATGACGAAGCTGAACGCACCAAATATCCAGTTCAGAATGACACCAAATCCCGCTATATACAGGATTTGCAAAGCTTCGTCGGGGAAACCGCCGATACTGCGACTTATTTCGTTAATGAAATAACTCTGCAAAGAATTCAATCCTGTTACTGAAATAAAACTCAAACCTACGGCGGTCAGTATGCGCCCTGCTACGGACATGAGGACGCCCGTTATCAATGAAGCCCAATTCATTTCACAATTCCTTTACGGATTCATAGACAAAATAGGCACAGGTCAGCACGCATATTGCGATGAATATGGGGCGCAGCTTGCGCGCCAAGTCGCACAACGGGTCATAGCTGAACTCTACCTGTCCCAATGCACCGAAATCTACGGAGCGGGGAGCGGGACACTTCCCGTCAGACTGGAACACGTCCAAAGGCTTAAAATTCAGGTCTATGGTCTGTTCAGGTAGTTTAATGTCTTCATAGCTCGCATCACCACTCGGCATACATTGCGCAGCATTCGGATTTTGCTGGCAAAAATCTTTTTCTTTGTCATTTTGATTCTGTCCATTTTGACTATTCGACTCATTCTGTGTGTTTGGCGAATTCGGGCTATTTGGTGTATTTGGCTTATCTGGACTCTCCTGTCTGCTCGGTGTTGTCTTTTCGGGCTTATTCGGTGCTTCTGGGCTGTTTGGCTTTAAGTCCGGACGTGGCACATAATCAACGCCCACAGTGCCATCTTGATTCATTTTGAATCTTGTTTGTTGAGGGGTGCTACTGCCTTCGGGTGTGTACGGCGCACTAAGTGCTGTATCAGGGCTAAATGTACTTTGATCGGCAGATTGATTCATAACGCCCATTTTTGCCAGTTGATTTATTAGTTCTGCATGGTTTGTCTGATTGTTCTCAAGCATGCGTTTTAAAATGTCTAACATTTCTTTTTGTGTCAGCATGAAATCTTCAGGTTTTACTTGGCTTTTATTTTGGCTTTCATTTTGGCTTTCATTTTGTGCAATTTTCTGTTTTTCTGATTCGGGAACTGTGCCTTCTTTATAAGATTTCCAGCGAATAAAAACATGCCTATCAGACGGTGTAGGTACACTAATATTTGACGGGGAGGCAAATTTTCCAACTTTAATATTGTAGGACGATACAAATTTACCCAAATATGCCGGGGAGTTATTTAATGTATTATCAGCAGAGCCATTTAAATTGTAGCCATCGGAAGCATAAAAAACATAGTTTTGATATGACCCATCGACTTCTACTATTAATTGATACTTGAAAAGTCCTTTCTTTTTTGCTTCTTCTTCTTTCTTTTGTTCTGCTTTCTTCTGTTGGTCTTTTTGTTGCGCTTTTTGTGCTGCTTCTGCTGCTTTTTTTGCTGCTGCGTTTGCTACTGCTTTTTGATAGTTGCCTTCGGATTCTGCTTCGCGTTGGGCTTGTGCTGCTTTCTGAATCGCATTAGATATTTGTTCTTGTGATGCCCCATCTCTTAATCCTGTTTTGTCTAAAAAAGAATTAATACCTGACCCGAGTCCAGTAATATCTAGTTTAGATAAACCTGTCAGAACTGCACCGACACCATTACGCGCAGCCATAGCCCAATCGCCATTTTTTATATCTCTATATGTCCAAGCTGCATAATCAGAACCAATAGCCCCACCCATAGCAGTAGCACCGGCCAATGTCCCACCCAATACAGTTTCAACTTTACCAACGTTCACCCGTTGATTAACATTTGTGTTCATCGTGCCAGTTTCGCCATATCGGCCTGTAACCGTTACGGTTTTGCCTTGGCTACCATTAATATTTCCGCCATTTTTAGTTACTGTCGGTTTGCCGTTGTTTTGTACATCAACTTTCCAAATGCCTGTTTTTGGATCGTAGCCACGACGTTGCAGGGCTTGGTCACTTGGGAAACCTGCGTTTTGATGTTGTGCCGGCGGGGGCAATCCTACTTCTGCCCATGCCTGCCCTACGACCAAGAGCGAGCTAAGATATACAGAAAGACGGCTAATGTTATGGGCTTTACCATACCCAATAAAAATGCTGATTCGGGTGTCATTCTTCATTTCTTTCTCTCTGCCATAAAACCAGTTTCACAATAACGACAACGACAAAAAGTGAAATCATTGCAAACATTATCTGTGTGCCGATTTGTTCGCCGAGACGGTAATATTTCATGCTGTCGCACTGCGGAAACTGAAGTTTTACGGTCTGTTCGTTATAAGTCCAAGTCTGCCCGTTAAAAACGGGGTGATGCAGCACCCCGTCTTTATCTACGGTCGGTACGACTTGGGTCATCACTTCGTTTGTTGCCTGCTCTGCCGTTTCATGACAGATTCGCCCGACCTGATAACCCATGTTGCACCTTATGCGGAACGTTTCACAGCGGATTTGATAACACTGATTGAAACGGCGGCAACGGCGAGGGCAATCGCTACAGCACCGACGGCAATAATGCCTGTTTTCAACGCGCCCAATTCGGTTTTAGCGGCATCAACAAGGCCGTTATCATCGGCAAATGCCAATACTGGCAATGCTGTAACGGTTACAAATGCGGCTGCTTGTTGAAATTTGGTTTTGATACTCATGATGTTTTCCTTTATGGAGTTAAAAAAATGGTTATGGCAGTGTTTCGGGGTCAATTCAGGGGACACCGCCAAACCCCTGAAACTGTTTTATGCTTCGTCCGAATAGTAGATGTTGTCTTTAAAAGCGCGGGGGAATACCTGCATGGAGACGATTTGCTGCGGTTTGTACTGCTCATACTTTTCAGGATGTTTGGTGCGAACTTCGCAAAGGCGGGTTTCCGTTTCTGAACGGATAATCAGACCGACATAGTGAGTCTTGCTGAATGTGCCGTCTTGGTTTTTACGTTCACGCGTGAACATTCGATCAAAAGAGGCGATAACAAACATACCTTGTCGGCGTTCTGTTTCTTGTGTCATGTTTTTTCCTTTCTGTTTAAATCAGATTTACGATGGTTTCTCGGTTTTTAAATGCCCATTTTGGGCTTAGGACAGATGCTAAGACGGTGTTGTAATTGTCTTGGGTAATTCTGGGCAGGGCTGCGCGGTGTTTCCATTCGGCCACGAGGTTCAGATAGCTTTCTACCTGCTCAACCCACTTTTTTAACTTGCGTCTCCACTCTTTCGAGCCTTTGGACACAAAAGCAAAATTGCTGTTTGCTACTTTCCACACGTATTTTTTATCCATGCTGGTACGCACGAGCCTATAACCTTTGTCTTCTGGCAGTCGGCTGTTGATGTGTTTGCTGATGTATTTGGATACGTATCGCGCCAAACCTTTGCTGTTGGTTTTGACCGGCAACAGTTCTGTTCGGCCAAAGCCGTATTTGTGGACGTTTTCACGGAGCAATGCCCACAGTTGTCGCAATGCGGGATTGGCCGAGCTATATCTGCCTGCGGCGATTTCGCGGAAATTCAGGCCACGCCGTATGTCGACACGGGTATTTACGATTAAATGGAAATGGATACGGCCTTTCTTCGTGCGCTCGTAGACGCAGACGTATTCAGGAAAGTGTCGTTTAAGGAAGTTGGTTCTTAAGCTGTGAAAACGGCGTTGCGCTTCTTTCGGGTCGGTTACGTCATCAGCGAAGGTCAGGGTTAAAAAGCCGACTTTGTTCAGGCCTAAGGCTTCAATAAACGCTTTGACGTTCATTTCTAGGGCGGTAGTGGATTTTTTGTAAGAAGTGGAAAACTCGTTCAGCGTGTCCGCTTTACGGTTTTCATACTGACTTGGCAACTGCTTGATTTCGCCGCTGTTTGCGGTCTCAATGCAGTTGTTACTATTTAGACAAGGAAGAGCGCGTTCCGCGCTTGCTGAAGCTGAACGGTTCATTATTGCACCTCCGCCATCAGTGCGGATACGCTTAATTGACCGTATAAATCGGCTTCTCCGTAAGTGATTTGGGGATTGTTGGGATTGCGGATAGGAAAAGATTTGGTTTCCAAGCAATCGATGGTTCCGCAGGTCTCTGAAAACAGGCGGAAGATGTAGGCAACGGGATTTTTTTCGGGTTGCGGTGTAATTGTGTAGTAGGCAAATTTTGACATTTCAGACCCCTTGAAAAGTCGGCTAATCGGAACTTGTCAAGGGGTTTGGTTTGTAATTTACACTCCCTTAACGGAGTGCAATATATAAGGCCGTCTGAACAAAGAAACAGAAATCTTTGATTTCGTTTTCATCCCCTGTTCAGACGGCCTTCATCATCTAAAAATGCTACAATTCCCCTTTTCTGCCCATCATTTCAAACCATGAAAAAAAACGCCCCCCAATCCTTTGAAGAAGCCTTATCCCGCCTCGAAACCCTG